GGCTACGTAGGGTCCATATCGATCACCGGGTCGATATCGCGTAGGGCCTTACGGAACCCGTCGAGGTCGAGCTCGGTTCGGTTTTCGAGCCGGAGTTGCCGCCACGAGAGGTCGGTCATATCGGTGATACCGAATCCCTCCTGTGCGAGCCTCGATACCTTTGTGCGGTTCTCGGTTTCCCAACCGATAATCGCCATCGGCCCGACCTCGACGTTCTCTACCCCGTTACCGAGGTCGAGTGCGAATGTCATTCTCATTGGGGGTTTCTCCCGTTCGTTGTTGTTGTTACGGAGTCTTAGCCGCGGCGGGTGCGCTCGGCTTTGCGCCCTTCACGGGCATACCGTCGAGTGCGAGCTCGACCGAAACCTCGACGATCTCCCCGGCCTTTGCGGCAGTACCCGGGCGAACGGCGATCGCGTTACCCGTGTAGGTCGAGGCCCCGACGGTTGCGACGTAGGCGATCGACGTTCCCGCGGCGGTCCACAGGGCGTCGAACAGGGAATCGGTATCGGCCGAGTCGTAGGCGAACGTGATCGACAGGGTTCCTGTCTCAGATCCACCCGCGGCGCGAGGCCCTGCGAGAGTCTGGTATTCGAGGTTCTGAGTCTCGAATGAGAGCTCGAACGCGTTTACTACGTTGTCGTAAACCTTTGCGCCTACCGAGAGGCTACATTCCTTACCTGTTACGAGTGCCATTGTTTAGCCTTCCTCAATTTGTGCGGAGATATTTACGGCGGCCGAGAGCGTGACGCCCTGCGAACCTTGATCGGATTCGACCGGGCGGCCGACCGAGGTAATGAGTAGTCCGTGCGGGGTTGCACGAATGATCGCCTCGACGAGATCCTCGATCGCGGCGAGCGCGATCTCGTTCTCGATCGCCGACGCGTAGGCGGTAACGGTGAACGACATACGGGCGCGAATCTTGTCGCCGACGCGATTCGGTTCGATCCACGGCGAGTCGGGCAGGATCACGACACACGGCGTGACGAGAGTCTGAGGCGCGCTCGGGTAGGTCTGTATACCCGCGGCGAGGTAATACCCGGCGAGCTCGTGGCGCGTGCTAGTGAAAGACATTTAGCCGACCTCGGAACCTTGCGCGGCCCACGGTGCGACGAGTCCGGCGACCTTGCCCCACAGGGCCGAGCCCATTCGGTACGGGCCGCCTGTGACCTCGAACCCGACCGACTGCCCGCCCGCGGCGTTGCGCGATTGCAGAACGTCGATAGCGACGGCGAGTGCGGCCTCGTGTACGGGTGCGACCGACGGTGATTCGATCCCGTCAGGGAACGCGGTAGAGGCGAGGTAGGGGCGTAGCCATTGGTCGGCGACGAGTGCGGCCGTTTCCATTGCGGGAGTGGCGACGGGTACGCCGAGGGCGGCCGCTACGTGCTCGCCTGTTACGAGCGGGAACGCGGTCGCCATTGTGTCGCCTTTCTAAGTGTTGGGGGGCTAGCGCGGGCGACGAGAACGGGAGCACTCGTCGCCCGCGATAGCGGTCTAGGTGTTACTTGCTAGCCGTCGCGGGAGCGGCGGGGGCTTCGAGAGCACAGAACGCCGACGCCTCAGCGATCCACGGAACGAAATAGCCGTAGTAGGCGAGATCGAATCCGAGGGTCGAGGGAGCGACGACGGACAAGGTGCCGCCGAGATCCTCGTAGGTTTCGAGGAATTGACTACGGCCCACGATGAGCGAACCCGCGGCGAGAGCCGAGGACACGACAAGGTTTAGGCCGAGCGGGTTACCCGAGAACGAAGCGGCGTTCTGAGTGCCGCCCGCGTTCTGCGGGCCGACGGTCGGGAAAATCGGCCGCTTGGAACCGTCCACGAGTGAGCCGAGCATCTGCCACTGATCCGGGCTAGCCCAAATCGTGTCCGGCAGATCATCGACGCCCGCGGCGACCAATGCGGCGGCCTCGTAGATCGCACCGATAACGGCGGCACTATCGGCCGGATCGCACTCGACCGAGGCCGTGATCGCGGCGAGAGCGGTGGCGGTTGCGGTCTCGGTCTGCTTCACGTACATAGCGCCGAGATCCTGAATGACGATCCCGAGAATCGCGGGGTCGGTCCAATCGAGATCCTGCTGTGAGATCGTGAGCGCGCCGCCGTAGGTGACCTTCGTCAGATCGGTAGCCGTGATAGACATTTTCTGAGAGGCGAGCGCGGTGAGCTCGGTCGCCTGTACGCCGACGGCCGTGTGCGCGGTGATCTTCGGGCGGCTAAAGACCTTACCCGCACGCGGCATAGCCATACGGCGGGACGAGTCCACGATCGGACGACGGCCGTTAGCCGCGCCGAGCAGGTTCCCGACGAGAGGCTTCGGAACGATGCCGAGGTTATCGGCGACGACCTGATTCGCGGCGGTGACGCGGGACATTGCCGAGCGATCGCCACGGGCGGCGGTCACGTAATCGACGACATAATCGGCGGCCGAGTCGTACTCGGTCACGCGGGGACGGGTTCGGACGACGGGACGGTGCGCGGCCTCGACGACCTCGACAACCTCGACGCCCTCGGTCTCGTCGATTTCCTCGACGATCTCGGGTTCGTTGTTCATTTCTTCCTCATTCTGTGTAGGTGTTGCGGAGGCCGCGACGCGTGTCACGCGTGCGGAGTCAATGGCGGGCCGTGTCACGAGCCCAACGTGATCGAGGCGGGCCGCCGTAATGACGAGCACCTCGCCCTCGAATTCGGATTCGAGAACCTCGACGCCGACCGACAGGCCGTCGCGGAGTTTGTCGGCGGCCTCGACGAGTGCGTCGTCGCCCGACCGGGTAGCGGCGATACGAAACACGCCGTCGATCCCTGCCGCACTGGCCGTCAATTCGACCGCACGTCCGAGAGGGTTCGTGTCGTCGTGCTCCCGCACGAGGCGCACGTCGTCGGCGAACTCGATCGAGTCCGGCTCGAACCGGGCGGGGCCTGCCGACGTAGAACCGACCTCGGACCACGTGACGATTCGTCCCGTGATTGTGCGGCGGGCGGTGTCGGCGGCGGTGAGAGTGTGCGAGAACTCAATTCGCATTGGGGGCCCTTCCTGCGGGTGCGGCGTTGGACGGGGCGAGATCCTCGTAGGCGCGAACCTCGTCCACGGTGAGAACGCCGAGCGGGACATAGATCGCGGCAATCTCGGCGCGTAGCTTGGGGTCGGTACGTAGCCACGCCGAGAAATCCCAACGCACGGTCGTACCGTCTGTGCTTACGTCGTTCCACGAGAGCCGCTGCTCGATCGCGGTAGCGAACGGTTGGATCGCGTTTAGGAGGTCGAGTCGCTGCTGAGTCATATTCGAGTACGTCATCGAGGCATCGTTCGCGCCTTGCCCCAGGTACAGGGACGGGACGCCCGTCACGCGTGCGATATCGAGAACCGCGGTCCCGCGGGCGTCGCTGAGGGCGATCTGTGTCGCGTCGAATCCGAACGATTCGAGGGTGATATCGCGCCCGGTGTAGGCGGTCGAGCGGGTACGGCGTGCCGCCTCGAACGCGTCGAGGAGCTCGACGACCTGCTCGGGAGTCTTGCGCGGGCCCGTGTTCGACAGGACGGTAGTCGGGCTAGGTGCGCTCGCATAGGTGCGGGCGGCGTCCTCTAGGAGCCGGGCCGTGTTGATTGCCCGAGATCCGTACCGCAACCAATTCCCGGCGTCAGACTCGAATGCGAGAATCTGCCGCGGCGAGTAGCGGCGCACCTCGGCCGTACCGACCATACGGCCCCATACGTCGGTCGCCGAGGTCGTGATCTCGTACCCGTCGGCAGTCGTCGTCACATTCTCGGGATCGACGCGGGTAATGCCGACGAGCTGCCCGTTCGAGTCCTGAGACTTGATAGCGAACGCCACGCCGTAATCGCATAGATCGCCGACCAGATCGGCCCACAGGGCGACCGAGGGGCGACCCGGGTCGGGTTGCTGTAGGAACGGGTACGTCGGGTCGTGAAGCGTGCCGTCGGATTCGCGCACCTTGAGCACGCACCCGGCGAGAGTCTGAGCGACGAGGGTTCGGGCGCGGCGGTAGGCGGGAACGCTGAGGGCTACCTCACGCGATACGTACCCCTCGCCCGTGACGAAATCGGCGAGCGTGATCGACCGTGACGCGGCCGCCATATCGGGGGCCTGTGCGTCGAGGGCCGCGGCAGTAAGCACGAACGACTCACGAACCTTGGAAGCACCGAATATCGCCACCTCTCCCCCGATATCAAGGTTTACGGGATTGAGTCAATCTCCACGGCGCGGCGTGTCGGATTATTTTCGGTAGGCGACCTCGGTGTCGGATTCCCCGGCGAGTTGGACGAGCGCGTAACCGATCGTCAGGGCGATACCGCCCGCGATCGAACCCGTCGCCACGGCCTTACGCGTCGGGACCATTGCCCCGTCGCCGAACGGCTTAGGGATCATCCGGGCGAGATCCCCGGCGAGAACCTCGTTCCCGTCGTGAACGACCCGCCTGTTACGTACGTCGTCGAGTAGCACGGCGCACGCGTTAGCGATCGCCGTTCCCGCGAACGCCTTTACGGGGTAACGCTTATCGTCGAGGCGGGCCGCGATATCGCCCGCGCCGAGTTTGTCGAACCCGATCGCCTCGGGTTGATACTGCTCGTACCGCTCGATAATCCGGGCCTCGACCTCTCGTGCGTCTACGCCGTATTTCGATTCCCACGTATCGAGAACTCGAACAACCGTTCGACCGTCAAGGCCCACGGCGACGGCGAGCACCCGGGCGCACGTACGGTCGAGCGTGAGGTCGAATGCGAGGAACACTCCCGCGGGATCAACCTCGACAACCTCGTCGGACGCACACGCCGCCCACTCGGCCGGGTCGATCATTGGCAGCTCGGCCGAGTCGCCCCACAGGCCGCAATGCTCCCGGCCGAACTCGTCACGCCGTAGCACGCCGAACTGTGATTCGAGGAACTCGGCCGAGAGGATCTCGGTCCCGAGGCTCGGGTTCGCCCGCCGCCATACCTCGGGGTCGGAGAGGTCGTCGAGGTCGTCGGCCCGATACTCCCGGTAGGAGAACACTCCCCCGCCGTCGGTCCCGTCCGTGTCCCGACCCCGGTCGGCGATACGTCGTAGCACCTCGGACGACTCGTCACCCGCCGACGAGGCATAAAGGGTTTGTCCCCGGCCCGAGGCTCGGGCCTTCGCCACTAGCGGAGTGAGCGCGGCTAGGTGTACGTCCTCGGCTTTCATTGCCTCATCCACGATTAGGAGATCGCACTCAAGGCCGCGGCCGCCGTGGGCCGTCCGAGTCCGAGCACGGAACACGGAACCGTCGCGGAAGTGAATAGCCTCTTTGCCGTTCGCGTTGTAGACGTGCCTCACGGTTCGTTCGAGCTCGGGGTGCCCGAGGATCTGCTGAAAGGCCGTGAAGGCTTCCTGTGCTGTCCCCTGCTCGTGGGCCGAGTACGTCACCCGCCGCTCGTCGAGATACCCGATCCCATACAGGCAGCGCGCAAGGATGAGAGCCGTTTTCCCGTTACGGCGCGGGACCACGAGCCCACTAACGGCCCGAGTGAGATTCCCGGCGTCGTCGCATTCGAGCCACTCGTCGAGGGCGTCGTACTGCCAATCGAACAACTCGAACCCGACCCGGGCGAGCACCTCGGCAGCGTGCGGGCCGTACGAGCGCGAACCCTCGGCTCGGGTAGTCGCATACCTAGCCGCCCTAGTTCGTGTCTCTACGGCCGTTCTAGGCCCGCTCACACGGCCCTCGGCCTAGACGCGCCCCAAACCTCGACGGCCTTGTGCTCGGCCGCGATACGCGCCCCGATCGCGTACATAGCCTCACGCCAAATCACCGACGACCGTTGCCGATCCTGTGTGCGTTCCTCGGGGTTGTCCAATACCGACGCGTGCCACAAGGCGTCCACCACGAGATCGTCGAACGACTCATCGAGGTGCGAGGTCTGCCGCTTAGTGACGGCCGTGTACGTCATTCGCCTACGCGTTGCCACGAGCCGCCCCTTCCGACAGATCCCATAGTGACCCCTGATCGGGGGACACCGGGGAGAGGGAACGCCGTCC